TAGACAGCCGATTGTTCTACTTGTTCCTGTCGTCTTGATACATAAGAACCATCATAATTCTTTGATATACTGCTATAACCTGCACCAGTGCCAGAACTTACCATTTTAAGCATGGCATCTCTAAAGTCGCCTAATAAGCCGCTTGGTCTATTAGATTGCATAGATACCGGCTCTTCGCCTGGGGCTAAATCATCATAAATAATACCTGGTTGCATTTCATAATAACGTGTTTCATCAGTTTGCTCAACACCTGAACTAATGCCATTAACAGGCTTTTTGATAAAGCTTGTCATTGCAGCAGCTACACGGGCAGCAACTCGCTCTGATTCCTCATAATCTTTTATATCGTCAAGTCTTGTAAACACTGAGGCGAAACAAGACATTCCGCGCGCCTGATGCAATCTATCTCTAAGTGCAAGATGTGAAACTTTGTCAGCACTGATAGGGGTTAAATCTTTGGGTGAATAATAGTTTATGTGAGACGTTATGTTATTTGTGTCTCTTAAGATTTTATTCAAGTAATATGTTTTAGGTGCGCCCCACTTATCAAAACGTATACCTGCATAAATATTCTTTTTTTCATCTTCATACATGACCGGCAAGTAATCGCCTTCAAGTAATTCAATTGAATATTTTATATTTGTATCGTGTAATAATCCTCTCACGTTACCGCTGTGATGTTTGGTTAGGCATTCACCGTCACGTAACCATGAGCGACAAGCAAGACGTGAAGCCTTCCCGAAGGACATGGACTTAGTTACATCAGGATTCTTAGACCACCGCTTAAACTCTTTAGAAATTAAGCGGTTAAGCTCTTTTAGCGGTTTTCCGTCTTTGCCTTTAATTTCGGGTTGAGGGATAATTCCAGAGCCCACAATCTTGGCTACTAACGTATTTAATATGCCTTTAGCCATATCATGATTACGGTCTAACTCACGGGCAAGCTCACGCATTTCTACAAGAGAAGTATTTACCTGATTGTTAGCGGTGGTTTCACCAGAGATACGCTTTTTTCTTAAGTGGGTGTTTTTTGTGGCTTCGTAGTAGTTTTTGATCACAGCATCAGACTGCAACCTTTTTAATGCATAGTTTGGCGATATGTGGCGGATAAGATTTTCAAGAATTTTCATTAATTCCAACTCGCAACAGAATAGGCACTTTTTGCGCCAGCTAACTGCCGTTTACCAAACTCATAAGCTTTCATTAAATCATCCATGCTTCGATATTCAATCTCACGAGTGCCGGCATCAGTAGACACTTTCACCTTAAGTTCACCGGTAGCAATAGCAAGCTCTAAATTATCAAGATCTTCTTGTGTCATTTAATCCAGCTCTCTTTACGTTTTTTTGGCTTCTTCTTAGTTGTTGATTTTATTACAACTTCTTGTAACAAGTCAAGACCCTTATGTTGTTGAGCAACTCTGAGAGCAGCTAACGCATACACTGAGCAGTCTAACGCCTCGTTTCTGCGGCCTTTGGGTAACACCCATTTAAAAACTCGTTTACCTTTTGAGTATGTTAATTCTTTTCTTTCAGAGACTAATTGATTAAAAAAGCCTTGGTTAAAATCTTCATTGTTTGGGAAGTGAATATAACCGGCTCCAACGTCTTGTATTTCAAGTCTTTGATATATAATGTTTTTTGCATTATCAGTGCCTACCATTGTTAGATATACGCCTTTAGCATTTCTTTTTGTCGGGAATGTTATAACAGGCTTTCCGTATTCTGAATAACCTTTAATTGGGATCACCCATAATAGGCCGTTATCTTTTGAGAATTTATATACTTCATCAGCATAGTGGCCACCTGAGTCATGGCATATTGTACCTATCCCCATAAGTGAGCCGTCATGTCTTACATATTGCTTTCTTAATTTCTCTGCAAGAACAGACCATATTTGCTCCCGTGACAAATCACCGTACAGTCTAACATAATCAATAGCATAGCACTCTTCATGCTCACCCCAACCATAGACAATATATTCAAAACGATCATCTTGAGTATCTATGCCTGCCGTTAGGTATCTAACGTTTTCGGGTATTATGTGAGAATAGTGTTCACGTCTATTATAAATATTGTTAGGGTTAATTGTTTCCGCTACATCCTCCCATGATTCACCAAGGCGCGTATTAATAAAGGTTTTCAGCTTTGAATTGCTGCCTCTCTTTGATTGATCAATAGCTTTTAGGTATTCAGATACTAATTTAGACCAACTTGAGAATATAGAATAGCCAGCCCACAATAAAAACCCGACATGAACAGGGGTTGGTACTCTTTCGTTGTCTTGATAAAAATAATCATCATCACCAAGAATGATTTCATCTTCTGACTGCCAGTGGCCTTTATCCATTAAGTCTGTTAAGTCTTTGTAATAAAACGAGTTATCACAATTATTGCATTGATAATGTGCAGTTTCTGGGTCGTCATTCTCCCATTTAATGCCGTGTTCTGCTTTGTCTCCACCCCATGATAGATACTGCATTGTTTCACAGTGGGGGCAGGGCAAGTAATATCTTAGTACAACGTCAGCTTCATTGAGTGAGGCTTCTACCTGAGAAGTAGTTTTGAGCCTGGGAGTACTTCCTCTGATTGATTTAGGAAAACTTGAGGTGGTTATCCGTGTATCGCCTAACGCTGTGGCTGAACCTTCACCGCCTACATCATCATCAAAGCCGTCCAACTCATCATAAAAAACAACGTCTTTTGTAAGCCTCCTGTAATTTCTTGGGGTTGTGCCACCAAGAATATCAACAGTGGAGCCATTGAATACTTTTTTATTTAAAGTGTTATTTTTTGATTTTTTGTCAAAGTCGGGAAAGATTTTCTGCACACAAGGAACGTCCCTTAGCATTGTATCAATTTCATCTTTTACAAAGTCTTTAGCGTCCTGATCGGTAGGTTGGTAAACAACTTGCGAACGTTTTTTATGCTCTGCAAAATACCCTATTGCTGCATCAATGATTTTTGTGTAGCCGGTTCTTGCTGATTTCTGCCAAGTGATAACTTCAATGTCATCGTTAGATATACAGTTCATTATTCCACGCTGATAAGCTAGGCATTCCCACTGACCAGATTCACCGGAAGATTCAGGGGACAGATAAAAGAATTTATCAGCCCATTCAGATAGCGTGATAGGCTCGACAGTTTCAAGAGTTGTAAGCCCTTTTGTTATTGTTCGATTTACGTTCTCTTGTGTTTCAATCATTGTCTGACCAGTCTACCTGCACCTTTGCCATTTCATTTCTAGCCTTGGCAAGTTCTTTTTTAATTTCAGTTAATTTTCTAGCAGTAAGATCTGGGTGCTTTCTTTTTAACTTTATCGGGATTGATTCAAATATTGAGGCTGTTGATTCAGCCCAGCGCATTAATGCTGATTCTAATAGTGACAATGGGGCAAGTTCTTTTTTTGCTACCTGGTTTTTTATTTCCTGTGCTTCAGCTTGTGCTATTGTTAAGCGGTTTCTGTTATCTGCTAAATCACCACCACCGGCAGCATTAACTTTTAAGTATTCAATGTAGGCAGTAACATTTCTTTTTAATGCAAATTTTTTAGACTTGGCTTTTATTAGCACTCCATTCTTAAATAGCCGAGTTATACCGCTCGATTCAATGCCTAATATGCTTGCAAGTTCTACGCCAGTTATTTGTTGATTTTGATTAAATTCCATAAGTAACTGTTTTATATTGAGTTTTAATTTTTTGAAATTAGCGAAATACCGCGCCTCTGCGTACCCTCCCACCTCACATATAAGGAGTACCTTATGATAACCATAAGTATTACCTTATACCTAGAACCCTATAAGAATCAATGACTTACAATTGCTGGTTATATTAATCCATATAAATCAATGACTTATAGGTGTGATTGTAGCAAGGTATGCAGGTATGATACTATAAGCTTTTAATTATAATACCATAAGGGAAACATTATGCCTACTATTGACGTGTCTGACTTGAGTGCTATTGAAGTTACTGCTAACTGTACATTAACTGCTGCTGATGGCAATACATTCCCTGCTGTTGCTGGCTCGCGCTACTGTGTAAGTGATAAGTGGGAGGGGGTGTTAATTGTTGGGGATAATACGCCGATCATTGGAATGCTTGGCACTGCAAGAAGGACGCTGGACAATGCTCAAGCGTTCCCGCCTGCAATGATCCCGGATGTTGTGCGCGTACCTGCTTAAATTTGAGCTGTAGTCTCTATCCCTGTTAGACTCCAGCTGTACTCCTTTCCTGTGATATCTTTGCTCTGATCAGGCTTGCTACATAACATAGTAAGCCTGGGCAACCATGCAGCTATATATCCCTGATTTCCTGCGACTACATCAATAGTGATCACATTTTCTATCATTGAGCTGTTGGTTAATACCGGCACACCATCAACAACCGCAAAGCCTTCAGGTGCTTGATCCGGTCTAATAATACCGGGAATTGTTATCGCATTAGATGCTGAACTAATAGATCGCTGCTGCATACAATCAATAATCATATCAACAGAATAATCCAGCCCATCAATGGCCGCTGGACAGATACCAGAGCCGCTTATTGTTGTTGTGAGTTTATCACCATGATCGGGGGAAACTTTGATGCTGGAGCCATCAGACATTGGATATATTACCCCGTCTGAACTATGGCTGTATGACTGTATTAGATTAAATACAGCTAAATCATTAATTATTAAATCATTTATTATCAAATTCATAACCTGATTTTATGATATTATGATTATAATATCAATAGACAATAAAAAGCCCAATAACTTCAATGTTATTGGGCTGGTGTTGCGTGATTAAGCTTTATATCTATAACATAGATTTTTTATACAGATTAAGTTCCAGTGCGAAAACCATGATCAATAATGTCAGCTCTCTATGCGCTTCTTCATATACATCATGCGCTACATTGCTTAAAAGAGACCCGCTGAGTGTGTTATCAATCATAGCTTGAGAGTGTTTAACTAATGCCAGTTTAGCACTAGCATCGTTTTTAAT